CGAGACTGTTTTTATTCCCGATGAGCGTGGATTATTTCGTAAGAATGTGAATAATCCGCAAGAGAATGAACCGGAAACTGTAGGAATTTTATGTATTAGAATGTATGAAAAAGTATTAAGAGATCATTTATATAATTCATTTTTTGAAAGAATGAGTACTTATGAAGAGTTTACCAAAATAATCTCTTTTGAAGAAGGACAAATCAATATTGTTGAAGACCCGGAATTCGTTTCTACGGAAGACTCAATATATCATGAATATCTAGTTAATAATAATGGAGGTAAGAAAAGAACACATAAAAATAAATCATTAAAGAAAAACAAGAAAGGACAAAAAAATAAACGCACAAAAAAAAATATTGGAAAAAAAATGACGAAAAAGGTAAAAAAGAATGCGAAAAAGAAAAGTAAAAAAAGAAGTGTAAGATAATTATTACTATAGATAATAATAATTATGTAATCAAATATAAAAAAAAATATTTTCAGTTTGTTTATTTTTTATTTTTTCAATTGGGTCTTTAATTAATGGGCATTTGGAGTAAATATAGGTCCAAGAGCCATAATCAATAGTTTCGTTTTTTTCTGTTATATCTTTTGTGCATAAAACATTGACCATTTTATCAGCAACATTTTCGCTAATAATATTTTGTCCAAATAACCACCATTCATTAAAAGTTTTAAATTTAAAATCAGAGTAAGTCATGTTAATTTTATTAGCTTGCATTTGATTTAATTCTTGATCAATTTCATTAATAAATCTAGAATAGCTATTTATTTTCTCAATTTCATTTTTAATACCATAACTAATTTGGTGTTGCATAACTTTTGCATATTTTGTTATATATCTTTTTTTACAACCTTGTAATAATACAAAACCCATACTATAAGCTTTTTCAGCAATACAACTAAGATTATACTTTTGTATTTCGTTTAAAATAACATTGCCACTTTCAACAGAACCACCAGGAGTATCTAAATATACATAAGTATTGTTTTTATTTTTCTTTTTGTTTAATTCATAAACAAAATTAGACGAAGTAGTATCGTCAATAGAACCTCTAATAACTAAGAAGTTATCGTTATGAAGCTGAATATTTCTGACCTGTTCAGCATTTGTTAAAAAAATAATAAAGACGCAAAAAAGTATTAAATGCATATATATACTAAATTATTTTTATCTAAATATCAATATAATTAATTTTCTTAATACAATCATCTAATATAAATAAAAGCTCACGAGGATGCATTGATAAAAAATATTTTCTAATACTTTCCATATTTATTTTAACTTTAATATTTTTTAATGATGGTAAGTATATTTCTTTATGTATTTTATGAACCCAAAATAGGTAAGCATCCTTGTAGTCATCGTCTTTCAAAATATAATAATGTATATATGCTTCATGCACTTTATAAAAGAATTCATTTAATATGATATCAATATTTGTAAAATTATCTTTAAAATGTGAAAATCTATCAGAAAATCCATAATTTTTTTTAATTTTTTTTAAACACAAATGCATATATAAAATATTATGAGGAACATTTTGATATTTTTTTATCATATCAAAATCAGTTGTTTCTAATGTAGTTTCCATACCGGAAGCGTGTGTTAAAATGTATTTATTAGGCATATTATCTGTATTTTCACTTTTATTCCATGGTTCCATATAATCTTTAAAATAGTATTCTTTTGGGTAATATATAATACCATCTAGATGTCTAATATCGTATTCATATGATATTTTATAAACATTTTGAATTGAAATAATATTATTAATATGTTCAATTTTGAATACTGTAATTAAATAAAGTCTATCATTTCTAATTTTAAAGTTATAATTATATTTTTTATTAAAAAAGGTTAAAATATATAAATTATTAATATCATCATTATCAAAACCTTTGAATAAATTGACAAATTTTTTATATAATGTAGAAGAAGGCTTTAATAAATAACCTTTTCTTGTATTTTGAAATTTTGTTACTAATAACCATTTATTAATTCTATTATCATAAAACATGTTAATAAAATCTCCTTCAATAAATTCAGTAACCATAAATTGTATATCAAAATATGTTTTTATTTGTGATTTAAACTCAGAAATAAATGTTTTGAATGACATTGTTTTTGGACCCATGAATGATAGAAGATTTTTTTCGGGATATGAAAAAACAGCATTTTTAAAAATACTATTTTTACGATCATTAAAACATAAAACCGATTTATCATAATTTAAAATTTCATATCTTTTAAAATTGCTATTTATTAATGTAGATTTTACTTTAAATTTGTCAATATTATTTTTATCTAATAAAATAGGATATTTATTCATTTTAATCTATTATAGTTGTTTCTTTATTTCTATTCATTTATATTGTTAATACATTTTTAAAAATATAATTTAGATGCATAATATATATTTATTTATATATTATGGAAACTCAAAATGAAAATATAAAGTCAGACAGTATTAACGAAGAACAGCCTTTAGTATTTGAGTTAGGTGATATAATACAATTGGAATCTCCTAGTCATGAAGAGTTACATCAAATGGTTGCTTATATAGATTATATTGATGATACACAAATAATTCTTATTGATACTTCCTCATCGAACAAAATTAATTTGTTATTAAAAGAAGATGGAACTTTATTTGACGAATCTATTACAGCAATTTATTTGTTAAGTAGAAGTAAAGAAAAGGGATTTGCAAGACAAAATGATTTACTTGTTAATAACTGGGTTAATTTAAAGTTTGGTGGCGAAATTCCACAGTTAATTACAGGTCAAATAACTAATTTAGAAGAAGATATGATTGAAATTACTACATGGCCTGAATTGAATGTATTTTATATTAATTTTGGTTATAAGGGCATTCCTCTAGATATTCCTTTGCAAGAAATAACTCTTCGTGAAAAACCGATGCAATTAAAGAATGTATCTTCATTAGCTTTATTAAAAGAGCCTATTAATCCAGAAGATGAAGTGTTAGATGAGAATGAGATGGCTTCTATTGAATATAGCGATTTGGGTGAATCTATTATTAATATACCAGAAAATTCATTACCAGATGACAATTTTAAAAATAAATTAGAAGAACTGTATATTGATGTTGAATCAATACAATTTGGTGAAAAATTAGAAAAGGTGGCTCAATTAGTAGAAGTTCCCGACGAAGAAAAAAGATTTAGTATAGAGGTTCAAGTAAATGATATGATGGATGAATTATTATCAACTATTCCTAACCATCTCAGAAGCAAAAGTGTATTGGAAAATATTCATAAGCTAATAGCTAGATTTAAAGAATTGCGTGAAGATTTCTCTATTGTTGATAAAAATGGAACTATTAGTGATTATAAAAAATATAATTCTTATTATAAACCACTAGTAAATAAACTTCATAAGATAGATACAAATTTAAAATGGATAGTTCCGGTTGTAAAGCAAAGAAATAAATTATACCCATTAAAAGAAGAAAATGAAATGGAATTTGAAAATAATAATGATTATGTTATTGAAACTGTTGGAGATTTATTAGATAAGATCGAATCAAAGCAAGAAAATTATTATCAAAAATCTAAAAACGATTTTGATTATGAGACATACGAAAAAGAAATGCGAGAATTAACAGTTCCATTTGAAGATACATTTGAAAAAGAAAATTGTCTTTTATGTAGTAATGTATTAACTGATATTGATGCAATTGTTGAGAACTTAGAAGATTTTCATAGTTCAGTATTTAAACAATCAAAGGTTAAAGTTAATTATATAGTTTCATAAGAGAAGTTTTTAATTCAAAGATATAATCTTGGATTAGAAAAATCAGGTGAAACTATTTTAAAAAATGGAAAATCTATTTTTAAGAAAGAACCCTTGACTGATAATGACAATATGTGTATAAGTTCTATTGTAATGCTTCCAGAACCTGCTATTCGCTTTTCTGAATTATATTTTCCTTCAACATCCATTCTCAAAAAATCTAATTTACATTTTGAATTTTTCTCTTTATCAAAGATTCTTAAAAATAACAAAGAAATAATACCACATGTAATTGATGATTTATCAAAAGAGTTTTCTTATTATGAAAAGAAAAGTGATGACGATAAAGAAGAAAATGAAGATTCAGATAATGAAGCTGTAGATGAAGACGAAGATAAGAAAAATATTTACAAGGTAAAAGAAGGGTTTTTTAAACAAATGCATCAATTTTTATTAGATGAAAATGCAGTAGCATTGACAGATGATAAATATCTCGACTTTTTAGAGAATGTTATTCCAAAGACAAAAGTTCTTACCGAAATCGTAAGAAAATATGTAAAAGATAAAATATCATTTTACCATGTTATCAAAGAAATGCAACCATTTATGGTTTATTCAGATAATATTAGTTATAAGCAATATTTATCCGTTAGAAGAGTAATTATTGAGAAAATAAAAGCATTAAAAGCCGACAATGAAACATCAAATAATGATTTACTTTTTATTAAGAATTCGAAATTCAATGTAAATTACAAAAAAGGAACAATTGCATTACTTTTAAATGAAAAGGAGAATATTGCACAAAATGTATTAGACTTATATAAGTTAAATGAAAAAAGTTCTACACATGAATCCATAAAGAATATGTATGACATGGATCAAGGTAAATTGTATTTTGAAGTTTTACAATCGATAATGTATTCTTTATTAAATCCTGAGAACTTGGTATTTTCTTTATCAAATGTAGAAGATGTAACTGAAGTTGAAAAAATAAAACCTGATAATTGTGGAACAAAATATTTATCAAAAAAATATACTTCTATAGAAGATCTACAAGAAGATAATGATAAAGAAATCTTTTTTGATTTTCCTTTAGATGATACACCTTATTCAATTATAGAAAAATATAAAGATGAACAAGAAAAAATGGATGAAAAATTATTTACGAGCTTTTTAATCGAGAACTTAATTGCAAAGCATGAATGTCTAGAGGAAAAGGCAGAGGAACTTGCAAAAACTTTGATTTCTGGAAAGAAAAGAGTTGAAAATGGTCATTATGCTGTTCTTGAATTAAGACCAAAACTTATGGATAACATTGATCAAAGTAAATTGACTGAAAAGGAAAAAATGGAAATAGAAATAGAAGGTGAAATAAAGAAAAAAATTACTTATTTTAAAAGAATTAATGATACCTGGGTATCGGATGATTCCTTAAATGAAAATTCTTTTATTGAGAACAATGAATTGTTTTGTAATATGAGTGAATTTTGTTTTAAAAACAGAAAAAATAAACAATGTGACGATAAATCAATTGTTCAAGCTAGGTTTAGAGATTATACAAAACAGAGTTTAATGGATGAGTTCGAGAACAGATTTTCGATGACTATGGAAGAAATAGAAAAGAAAATAGAAAAGTATATTGACTTATATGCAAATAACATCAAAAAATTATACAGAAATAAGATGATTAAAGAAAATGCTTCAAATAATGTTGCTTATCAATTATCGAATTATGCAAATGATGAACCTGTTGTTCTTTCACCTTTTATTCATATTCGTGATAAGATCTTATCATTAAGTGATTATGCAAAGAAACAAAACTATATATGTCTTTTTGTAGAAAAATTCTGTAGAGCACCATTAGTAGAGAACCTAAAAGAGCATCAATACTGGTTTTACTGTAAAAAGACCAATAGTAAATTATTTCCATTCAGTTTGTTTGAATTAGCAAAAACTTTTATTGATAATGGCGATATTGAAACACAAACAAGTTTTATTATGAAAAAATATGGAACAGAAAGTGATGATGGTAATTCTATAGTAGATAAGTATAGTGGTTATGAATTAGAAAAACGAGAACTTGTTTTTGAAGATAAATATAATGAACAAGGACAAAAAGTATCTAGTCATGAAATAATGCAAGAAGAACTTGGAGATATAACAATAAAACAAATGAAAAATGTTGAAAAGGTATATGAAAATGAATTAAATCAAATGAATTTTAATATTTTAAAATCTTTATGTAGCAATTTAGGAGTAAAAGTAAGCACTGTTGAAGAATTTGTTAAACCATTAGCTGTGTCTTTTTGTGAGAACCCAAACTATATTTTAACAGAGGAAAAATATAAAAAAAAGAGCGAAAAATTGAAAAAGCAAGATAAGAAACCATTAGGACCTTATATTCAATACAGAAATGAGAGAAGAATTTATATAGTAAGTTCTCTACTTCTAGTTGCTATACAAACATCTATTCCATCAATCGTAATTAGAAAAACATTTCCAGGTTGTATAAAGTCTTTTGATGGATATCCAGAAACTGGTATTGAGAACATTAATGGAATAAAATATATGAGTTGTGTTTTGTCAGGTATGAAAAGTAAATTAGAACCTTGGAATTCAATTGAAAAATTAAATCAAGAAAAAATAAAAAATAGATTGTTAGAAGTTATAGAAAAATTTGTTGTTGGGTTATCTCAAGTAAGTGAAAAATACAACATGAAGAGAGAATATATTGAGCTGCATCCAGAACATATTATTCCAGATGAACATGCAATTGAAAAATGGAAACATTTTGCTCCACCTCTGAAAAATACGAATGTATCTAATCAATTACAAAATGTAACTTCTGATTTTGAGAACCAACTTACACATAATATAAAGAAAAGTTCAAAAAATCAACATGCTATGATAAATGTATTAGATAATAAAAATAGAATAT